TGAATGATGGTGTCTCGTGTGTGCTGAGTGTTACGTCCTCATTGTCCGCTGTCACATCGTCAGCGTTTAACGTTCCGGCTGTTAATATGTTGCCGCTCGTATCTATAGTAACACCGTTTACTAAAAAATCACCATTTACCTCTAGTTCGAAAGAACCATTGCTGTTATCGCCTTTTATACTGCCGTCGGCCTTGGCGTCAAAGGTGCTTTCGGGCGTTGTGGTTATAACTCCGCCGTCGGCTCTTAACGTAACGGACCCGTTATCGTTTGAAATAATTCCTTCACCCGTGTTTTTGAGCCAAATTTCAGCAATTAAAACGCCGTTCTCGTCGCGCGCGTATATTCTTTTATCGCCTGGTAACGCTTTGGGCTCATTTGTGGGGTCTAAATAACCAATAGCGGATTCTCGGCCCGTGCCGCTGTCACCGTTTAAAGCCACATAATCATCGGGCAATGGGTGCGAATCGTCCCCCGGTGCTGAGAAATGCTCGGCTGTTACGTTCGCGCCCCCGCCCGGGTCGACTTTAACGTCAGACACCTTGGCGCCGTTTTTAGTGGTTCGTAAGAATGACAGTAATACGGCTAGCCGTCCCATGGTAAAAACTCCGGTATTTTTCCGCTGAACGCGCCAGGGATCACTAAGTTAAGTGTTGCGGTTTGCGCCTTGCTGTCTTGCTCAAATTCCACAGAGCGAACAATAAATTCGTATTCTTTGTATATCATGGCGTCGGGGGCAAGCAATCGAATGGAAGAATTAGGCGCCCATAAATTACCGTTCGGATCTCGCCACGTTGCGACTCTGACAGCATAGGCGGCCATGTTCGCAAACATACGCCCCGCTTTAGCTTTTACCGCTGCGACGATGCCTGCTTCCTCTGTGTCGGGCGCGTTGAATGTCAGCGGCCGTAAAACACCTTGTAACTGCGGGTTTTTTACTGTAAAGGGGGCTTGCGGTGGACTGCCAACGCCGACCGGGGCTATGCCGGTTAGATGGCTGTAGTATTCTTGGGGACTGAAAAACGGCGCTACTGATAATAACGGAGCCTTTCCTTGCTCTAGTATAGCAACGGGTGAACCCCCGTCTGACGACTGCAAAAAAACCAATTCACCGCGCGACGAGCTAGCAATAATTAGGTTTTTTTGTTTCGCCAAGTCTGTCAAGTAATTAAGTATTTTTTTGCCTGGCTCTAATGCTACGCGTGTGAGTGGTGGGCCTTGGTCGGCTTCCATTTTAACACTCACGCCGAACGGGGCCGCTAATGTTGTGGCTATCTCGGACAAATACTGTTCATCTGTTTGCAGCTTGCTTCCCTGCTCCCCGTACATACTAGCGGGCGCAGTGCAATCATTTAAAACGCCGGGTAGCGAATACCCGCTAACGGATACTATCTTTTGCGCGTTTTCTATTACGGGATTAACCGTGACCATTGTTCCGGTGAATAGCAAAGCTCCGCCAACGGTGATCACAACGGGCTTAAATTTAAACGGGCGAAATGATTCCTTAAAACCTGGCGCTTCGGCGTCAAAAGGCGCACCAAATTCCACCGTGTCCATCGAATCTATCGAGCGGGTTATCCTAATAGAATCCCAAAACCGAAATTGGGCGCCGTTGATCAGTATCGCCACCTCGTCCTCTGTAGCGCTTGCTGCTGATTGCGGCGCATTTTGGGGGCTGTTGGGTAGCGTTGGTATTGTTAACGTCGTACCAGCCGCAAGCGGTAACGCTGCGCCTGGGTTAGACTCGGCTATTCGACCCGCTTCGTTCTCCGTTCCGTACTTTTTGCGCGAAACGGTCTCGAATGTATCCCCACCTAGAACGTTATATATAATAGACAATTTCGCGCCCCCTCGGGACTTCGAGTATTTCCGAGCCGGTCAAGCTGTTTGAATTTATGAAAAAATCGAGCTGGTCGTCTACACTTCCGTAGAATTCTGCGACTAAATTTATAATAGTTCGGTCGCGATCTAATATGACGCGACGCTCCTGTAACAATGTAAATGAAATTTCTACTAAAAACCCCGCCGTGAGCGCGACGGCTTCTTGTAATTGCTGGTATGCTTCGCCGGTGTCAATCTCTGAAAGGGCTGCAAAATTCGCATCGCGCCAATTAGTCACTTCGTCTAACTGGGTTAATATTAATTCCGCCGCTTCTATTGCGCTGGTTTTAGTCGTAAACTGAGTATTGACCACAGAAACGACGGAGCCCGTGACATAAGTAGACGCGTATAGATCATTAGTGTGAAACTCGTTTGAGCTGCTAGCGTTAAAACTCGGCGTAACGACGGCGTTGTCACCCGTTATAATACCATCAGCAAGGTTTTTGTATGCCTCCAAACGGTCCGTTATATTGATCGCGGCCCTAGCAGGCGCCTGCAATAGTATGGTTGTTTGAAAAGCTAGCGTCAGCGGTTCGGCTATGAGTATGTCAATACCCTGATTTATAGAATCCCGCACCGCGTTAAATTGGGTCCTCACATTATCTTGCGCATTAGCGACGGATTGCAAGCCCGTGCTAGCTGAGTCTAATAACGATTGATAGTCGTTTTTAAATGTCACCGCGTCGACAGCATTATCTAGCGTTGTTACGTTCTCGAATTCTTGCGCAACCGAATTGTTGTATTCTTCAACCGCGTTTAGTACTGAACTCGCGGGATCACTTTGGGACGTCGGATAAATCAATCCTATAGTCTCAAAGAATGTGATCTCGAATACGGCCTGATTAGCGCCTGTTTTTAGATCGTCGCGCCTCGTAATAGTGCCAAACGGAACCACATCAATAACACCGTAAATCGGGTGCTCTAACATACCCGTCCCACGCTCCAACAATGCCGCTTCGAAAGCTTCGGCTTTGATGTCATAATCGCCGCCCCAGAAGAATACCCGAAGCGGATACTTTCGCCCCGTGTTTCCGAGGTCTTGAACATAACTGCCATTCGCGTCGGGAAACTCGAAACTCGTGGTTTTCTTGTCAACCGTTTTACTAACATTCTCATAATCAAAAGTCAACCTATCGCCTGAGGGCGAATTATAAGCCGCTTCTCTTATTCTATCAGTCCAGGCCATTAGCAAACGACCTTGAGTTTTATTTCGGTCTTGTATCCTTCGCCGACTATAACTTCTTTTTGTGGCTCTGCTGCCGTTATATAACTAATTTTAGGGTAATATATCGGCGGCGAACTTTTCAATTCAAGCTGACCAAATTTTACACGCACGATATCATTTGAAAACGTGACGTCGTCGGTCGTGCTGTCGATGGTAACGCCTGATCCGTTATTAATTAGCGGCCCACACACTTCCACCGTGACGACCGTAGCGCCCAATGCTGTTAAGTCCACAACTGCGCCATCACTATCGACCACATTGAATACGGTTTCATTGCCCGAGCCTAGCGCGGCGGTTAGTGAAATTAACATGACCGTTTACGTCGCTGGTTGCGTTATTTGCAGCGAGTTAATGACCGAATCTTCGCCGGATACGTAACTCACACTTGATAAGACTAGTTCCTGTGCTCCCGTGCCGACTGTTACCTGCATCGTCTTGGTTGTTAGCACCAAGCGCGCAAAACTAGCGGTTCCTGTCGCTGCTATCGTTGCGTCAGCTATTGCATTCGCGATGATCACACCTGATGACGACGCGCCCCAGCCTGTTAATGTGTGGACCGCTAATTCTGTGTTACTTGATAGAGCGGCGTTACCGCTTGCGGGCGGCGTTCCGTCGTAAATCGTTAGCACTGCGGTTGTGAAATCCGTACCGATGTTGTCGGCCTGCGAATCTACTGCACTTGTGTTTAATGATGGCATGATCTTAAATCCTTATTGTAAAACTGTTAGGTGTAGTTTCTATTATTTTGGCGGTATTATCAATCTGTATTGTAAAATCGCTGATAACTTGCCCCGCCGTTGCGTTGCCAGCAAATACTAATGAGGGCAATGTTATCGCACCCGACACGGTCACTTCGCTAGTGGAATCCGTCGCGCTGCCTTGAAATACTAACGATGGCAGCGTTATTGCGCCCGCTGCAGTTACTTCGCTGGTGCTGTCGCTAGCGTTGCCTTGGAATACTAACGATGGCAATGTGATCGCGCCTGTGGCTGTCAGCTCGCTAGTTGTATCTGTTGCGCTACCCGCGAACACCAATGACGGCAACGTAATGTCACCGGCTGCAGTTACTTGTCCGACCTCAGAGGTTGAAGCGCTACCCGCGAACACCAATGATGGCAATGTTATGTCACCGGCTGCGGTCACTTCGCTGGTTGTATCTGTTGCGGTTCCAGCAAATACCAACGACGGCAA